TGGTTTAGACCTCGGAGGGTAAAATAATGCCTGAGATTGGAGAGATAAGACTTGGTTCTGAGATTGGATATAAACATAACCGCAAGCATATTTGGCATGCTTGCGAAAAGTGCGGTAAGGAACGATGGGTTAGACTCATAGGGAATAAACCTGTATGTAACAGATGTTTATCATGTAGCAAGATTGGGAACAACTATAATTGGAGAGGTGGGCGGGGGAAGAGCGGCGAGGGGTATTTCACATTAAAACTCACACCTGATGACTTTTTTTACCCAATGGCAATGAAATCTGGTCATGTTCAAGAGCATCGTTTGGTTATGGCTCAATATCTCCAACGTTGCCTATTGCCTTGGGAGATAGTTCATCACAAAGGCACTAAGCATCCTATCGACAGCAAGGAAAATAGAGGCGATAACCGAATAGAAAATTTAGAACTCGTGGGGTGCAACGGCAAACACAATAAGTTGGCAGAAAAAGTATTAAGAGGGCAAGCTAGATTAATTGAAAAGCTGCAAGCCCGAATCAGAGAACTGGAGGCTAGGTAAATGAGAGCCACAATCTATGTTGAGCCTCACGCCAAGGGCAGAGCAAAGGTCGGTATGTTCGGTGGCCATGCTACGATGTATACGCCCAAGAAGACCCGCCTTGCCGAGGCCGACATTAAGGCTTCTATCCGCAAGGATATTATGGAGCAGGAGAGATTTAACTCTGGTGAACCACTTGTGTTATGGGCTATATTCTATCGGCAGAAGCCACAGTCTGCTGCCAAGAAGCTAAAACAACCTATAGCAAGACCTGACCTCGATAATTATTTGAAAACCTTACTCGATGCGCTCAATAAGTTTGCCTACTCTGATGATTCCCAGATAGTAGAAATACACACTAAAAAAGCCTTTGCAGAGATAGGCACTCCACCTCGAATAGAGTTTACTTTAGATATAAAAGACGACAATCAAGGAGATGCCCTGTTCTTATGGGCCATGGGCGAGTAATGAATATAACCACCAGATATGAGATAACAGGGATACTGAGGTTAAAATGCTGTTCGATAACATCCCAATAGATAAAATTGGCAAGGCTTTTGTTGACCTGGCTCAGTATCAATGGGAAAATTATGGCGAGATACTTCAGCGGCCCCCTGGTATGCTCGGGGAAGATACCATGCCATTGCCACCAGTCATCAACGCCCCGGACTATGAAGAACTGGAGGAAATAAAGCTGGAGAAATTCATGCGGCAGAGGCCTCACCATCCGAAGAGGGTAAAATGAAGGCTGAAGAATTGGTAACACTTATCAGAAAGCGCTATGCTACTGAGTCTAATGGTTACAATCCTTGTGTGGTTTTGGAGCAAGTGCCTGATGGAACCGGTTTATATCAAAGCCATTGGATTGATGTAGCTACATTCCAGATGTGGGCTTCAAAGGGGCTTACTAGGTCGGCATTTGAAATAAAGGTTGCTCGGTCAGACCTTTTATCTGAGTTACAACACCCAGAAAAACATGCTTGGTGTAAGGAGTGCTTTCACTACTTTTGGTTTGTTGCCCCGAAGGATGTTATACAACTTGAAGAATTACCCGATGGTATAGGATGGATGTATCCGAGAGGGCAGAAACTATATATTGCTAGGGCAGCCAAGTTCAACGATAAGCCTAAATTAGATGACCACCTATTAGCTGGCTTTCTGAGAGCAGCATACAAGGAAATTAAGCACTCAAAACAGGTTAATCTGGAGGAGGTGCTGACTACAAGTGACGCATACAAGAAGGCAAGTTCGTACATGGAAGCTACTCGTAAGTTCCTGGAAATAAGGGGCAATCCATTTTTTATACCAGATACAACTGAGAGCATAATTAATGCGCTAGAAGAAGCAACTTTTGATAAGCAATTGAAGCAAGATAGAGACCGCTTACTTACGGTAACAGGGCGATTTCAGCGAGATATAGCAGGCTTATTAAATCTATTCCTAGTTATCGCTAATAAGAGTTTATTGGCTAGAGATGAATTAGGGAAGTATATCGTTAGCGATTATGGGGGACATGACGAAGAAGGATTAGACGAACTGAAAAAAAGAGCAAGGGGAACAAAGGCAACTACTTATGAGAGGCGATATGCCGAGTTGGTAGAGCTTTTATTGAATTGGGAAAAGTTAGGGTAATGAAGTAGATAGTGACATAGATTTATGAAAAGCACATGCGAAAGATGCCCTTTTCGAGTAGACGCTAGGACTTGCCGATTACCTGTAGGCCCTCCATCGGGGAGTGTCAAGACGGCGAAAGAACACTACCGGAAATACTTCGGCCAGCCTTGCAAAAGATAATAATCGAGAGGTAGTAAATGACGGATGGGGAATGGTTTGCGCCCAGGGAAATCAGGTTTAACAGACGAACAACTATATGGCTACTTGAGAACCTGGAGACTCTTCAGTCCGGTATCTGGCCTCCAGAAGCAAGCAACTATATCGACACCAATATAAGAAAAAAGGGAGTCAGCCGCAGAGCTCCATCTGCAACACCTATAGAGTACGCGGCAGAAATTGAGCAGCGCTTGGAGCGAGCGGGGCTTGACGGTCTAATCTTGGAGGCCATCGAGTGCTGGGATAGAACTGCGGAATCCCTCTCCAAACAATTGAATATGGCTGAGTGGACAATCTCAAAAAGGCGGAAGCGAGCCTTGAGATTTGTTTCTGGATGGAGGCGGAAAGGTTCTTATAAAATATGGCAAAGTGGAAGGAATAAATCTATTGAATGCTAGCACCTAATGGCTATTCGCTTGGAGGTATATGGGTGGCGATGCAGAGATTTGGAATACCTCGTAGAACTAGAAGCGAGCGTGCAAGTGGAGAATTGCACTGGCGATGGCAAGGTGGTAGGAAAAAGCCTCGTAGCGGTTATATTCTACTGTATAGGCCCGACCATCCCAGAGCTGTGAAACGATATGTTCCTGAGCATATTTTGGTTTGGGAAGAGACTCACCACCAGTCTTTGCCAGATGGTTGGGAAGTTCACCACATTAACGGAATTAAGGATGATAACCGATCTAAAAATCTATTGGGTATGAGGAAAGGTAAGCATAGGCTGATAATACCAGAACTCCAAAAGCGAATTCAGCAATTGGAAGCTCAATTGAAAAGTCAAGGTCAATTACTTTGATGGCTTACAACTTCAAAGCGCAAAGGGTGAAACCTACCAGGAATTTGAGGATAGGAAGAAGGAATCAGGCAAACCTACTCGAACCTGAATTCCTAAAATATAATTAAAAATAAAGCTAAAAAGCCTGTTTTACTATTGACAATGGCCTCTTAATGCTCTATAATAATTATAGAGATTATAGAAGGGGGATAAAGGAAAATGGGAAAATCAATCACTTGTAATTATGAGGTTCAGGTTCACAATCCAGTAACGGATAGGTTACATCTTATAGGTGCTATGCGATTTAAGGAAGCTAAGGACAAGCTATTGAATGAGGCTCAGCGGCTAGGCTCAGAACTAGGTTATATCTGGCCACAAACAAAACTCGCAGAGCGCAAGATAAATAATATACCCTGGGTTACTAATCAAAAAGGCATTGACTACCTGAAAGTAACAATCTCAGTCAACACACCAGAGCGCAAGGTATACACACTATCAGGAGGAAGCTGCTCAAATGAGTGCTAAATTGATATTTTATAAGTTACCTGAAACAAGAGAGGAAGGAGGCAATACCATGCTAAGAAAAGGCCTTATCATCTATGAATCAAAGGGAAGAGCCCAGGAATACTGCCCGCTTGCCCTCAACCTCTACCGTGGGTGCGCACATTTTTGCCTATATTGTTATGCCCCGGATGCTACATTTATGGATACTGAAACTTTCAAGAAAGCAGTCCCCCGTGAAAACATTATCGAGAAACTGAAAAAAGATGCCCCGAAGGCTGCGGCGGATGGAGCCACCGGTAATATCCTTCTCTCATTCACATCAGATTGCTATCAGCCCATAAACGACATTCACCAGCTCACACGCCAAGCTATAATCATACTTCACCGGCATGGCTTTAAGGTCACTATATTGACCAAAGGCGGACACAGGGCCATACAAGATTTCGACATTCTCGGCCCAGGCGACCAATTCGCCACCACGCTAACATTACTGGATGAAAAGCAATCCCTTGAATGGGAACCACAAGCGGCTATTCCAGTCGATAGAATCGAAACACTGAGGTATGCCCATGACCTCGGCATCGAGACATGGGTAAGCCTGGAGCCGGTTATCGACCCCGAAGTGACCCTTGAAATAATCAGGCAGACTCACACCTTCGTTGACCTGTTCAAGGTAGGCAAATTGAACTATAGTGAGAAACTTCCGGAGCCATACCGCTCCCAGGTAAAGGATATCGACTGGCGCAAGTTCGCCAAAGATGTCACCGCTGTGCTGAACGAGTACGGTTGCCAGAGTTACATAAAGCAAGATTTAAGGAGGTATTTATGAACGACAAGGCAGGAGGGACAACTAAGTTAACTCCAGAGGATTTGAAGTTTGAAGAATGCCGACCTATTACTGATGAAACATGGTGGCAGCTCCGGGATGCTATGCGAGATATGATTCTTAGGCAATTCGGCATCCCGCCTGTAATTCTTGCGCAACAAAGGAGAGAAAGGAGGATGAAATGATGAAATTCATAGCCGTCGCAGCAAGTCTTACGAAGCCTGACTCCAATGGGGAAGCATTCTCGCTGGAGGCTCTACAGCAAATAACTGAACAATGCAAAGGTAAGCCTATCCATGTAAACTTTGACACCACTAAACCTCCTATTGGTATTGTATCTAGTGGAAAAGTCATCGATGATAAGGTAGAAATTAAAGGGGAACTGTTCCCGTATGCTTATCCTAAGAATGGGTTTATTGTACCTGGCTACTCTGTTGAGAAAAGCTCTACCGAGAATAATGTACAGATTCACACAGACATAAAGCTGATGGATTTTGGGTTAACTCAAATGCCATCAGACCGTAATATCACAGAGATAAAAGAGGACGATACGTAAGGAGGTAACAGAATGAGCGACAAAACATCAATCCAGGTAACCAAGGACACCAAGGACCGGCTGGATAAGGTCGGTATGAAAACCGACACCTACGATGCCATTATTCAGAGGCTCCTGGACCAGATGGGCGTCAAGGGGAGAAAACGCAAGGCTGAATAAAATCATGGGAGCGAATAGATAGAAAGGAGGGACCTTATGAGAGACCTTAAATGCAAGAAGTGCGGCAGGGTAATAATCCGTATTGGTGATGATAGCTGTATACAAGCAAGGAACGCAGTTGCGGAAAACATACAGGGCGGTGCCCCTCAACCTGGAGATATATGTAAAGTCATCTGCAAGTGTGGTTTTCATATTATAGGATTTACCTCTGATTATCTAATAGAGGGATAGATTAAGGAGCTAGGCAAAATGCTAGAGGATAAAATAAATTGCGAAACCTTGCTGAACCAATGTTATAGGCTATTAAATAGAGCTTATAAACAGGCATATGGACAGGGCCAAGTCAAACCGTTGTTTCGGGTAGTACTAACACATGAGGAGATAATGGCACTCCGGCGCCATGTGGCCAATCTGCCACCTGCAGAGAAGCTGTTCATAGGTATAGATAATCAGAAGATATTCGGGCACACCTTAGAGGGACAAAGAAGGACCCCATATCTGGCTAATATCGACCTGCCCGATGATGCCAAAAAGGTAGAAAGGAGGCTATAATGAAATTTCAACGCATATTTGGGTTTTTTATCATAGCGTGTGCAATTACAGCGGCTATAACCGCCGCCATTTTGGGGGAGGTGAAAACGTACGTTTTCTACATCTGGCTCGCAGTTGTGATAATTTCCAGGCTACAAATTCTGTTCGATGACGCCAAAAAGTAGACAAAAACCACGCTCAAAAAGGCGAACCACGCTCAAAAAGTTTTTAGATACGAAAAATAGGGGCAAAATCCTTCTTTCAGGCTCAAAATAGGGGGTATTGACAAACTATGCTATAATGTAAGATAGCGAAAGCGTATGAGAAGAGCCCGGGATTAAACACCCCGGGTTTTTCTCATTAAATTATCAGGACTGTAATGACACAAAAACAGCATACAGATATTCAAAGAAAAATCAAGCTCCGGCAGCAACTCATCGAGAAACTTGGCAAGTTCACCGGGGCTATATATGTGCCGTTTATCGGAGAGGGTGATATAGCGGTCGCTCTATATAGTGATAATAAGATATATGGTGCCGATATTGACCCTGCTATGGTTGAGACAGCCAAAGCCCGGCTACCGGACGCCGAGATAATAACTGCCGACTGCGACAAATACCCCTTCAAGAAAAGTGTCGCAACTTTTAACCTGGCAGACTTTGACGCCTATAGTTACCCATATGATTCCTTTCGTTCCTTCTTTGAGACGGCTAAAATTGGCTCTCAGTGTGCCTTAATTTTTACAGACGGCCAAAGACAGGCGATTATACACACCGGTCACTATAGAATGCCTGACGGAAAGAAGCAACATGCCAAAACAGTAACGGAAAAGCGCGATGTCTTTAACTTCTACTTCAATAAGACAATTCTGCCCTGGTTCAAGGACTATATAAAGCCATGGCGTATATTATATATAACTAAATATCTCCGGGGTACCAATCAGATATACTGGGGAGCCATCATATCCAAGAACGGTAACGGCAAGACTTTACATAATGGAAAAACAGGCGAGGTTGATAGTAACAAATGCAACGATATTAAAAAAGATGCTTACCTCGAATATATAAGAAACGGTCATACACGGGGATATGCCGCAACCCTCACTGGCTTAAGCAGGGTAACGATATTCCGCCACATGAAGAAGGATGCGGAGTTTGCCGAGGCAGTCTCTGAGGCAGAGACCGACGCTATAGCGAAGGTAGAGAACGCCCTATATGAAGCGGCGACGTCCGGCAATGTTACCGCTATACAAGTCTTTCTATATAACAGGGACCCGAAGCGATGGAGCGACCGGAGAAACATCCAGATAGCCGGTGAAGGTGGTGGGCCGATAAAGGTGGAGCATGACCTATCTGACGAGCAGCTTACCGAAATTATCAATAGAAGCCGCGGCAGAGGAGCTACTAAAGAGGAGGCAAGCACGTAGAAATCTCCTCCCATTCTGCCAATACACTATGCCGGACTATATACCTGCTCCACATCTCGGTTTGCTGGCTGAGAAGTTAGAGTCCATAGAGCGCGGTGACCTCAAGAGGCTAATCGCCATCATGCCACCCCGCCATGGTAAAAGTGAGCAGGTATCAAAGCGGTTCCCTTGCTGGTATTTGGGTAAGCATCCTGAGGCCGCAATAGTCGAGGCCGGATACGCTGAATCTATAGCCCTTACCCATTCAAGGCAAGCCCGTGATGTATTCATCAGCCAGGAGATGGGCAATCTCTTTCCGCAGGTACACCATCGCCCAGAAAGGGCTGGTCAAATGGCCATTATCCCAGAACGTCAAGCAGCTCATGAATGGGGGACATGGAGTGGCGGCTCTTATTATGCCGTTGGCATCGGTGGCGGTCTTACAGGCAGGGGCTATGACATTGGCGTCATCGACGACCCTGTGAAAGACGAAGAAGAGGCAACGAGTTTAACTTATCGGGAACGAGCCTGGGACTGGTATCAGAAGGTATTTCGGACAAGGGCAGAACCGGACGCTGCTATCATTGTGGTGATGACTCGGTGGCATGAAGATGACCTTGTGGGGCGTCTCTTGGAGCAGATGCGCAAAGACCCAACCTCCGACCAATGGGAAGTGCTGCATCTATTGGCCATCAAAGACGGTCAAGCATTATGGCCAGCCCGCTACCCGCTCGAAGTGCTTGAGAAGACCCGTGCATCGATGGGAAGTCGAGCCTTTGAATCACTATATCAAGGCAATCCCACAGTAGCTGAAGGACAAATAATAAAGCGGGAGTGGTGGAAATATTTCAGGGAGAAGCCCACGTTCACTAGGATGATACATAGTTGGGATACAGCCTTCAAGGATAAGTCCCAGAATGATTACTCGGTTTGCACGGTATGGGGAGAGGCACTTAATGGATACTACCTGCTAGATGTATGGAGAGCAAAGGTAGAGTTCCCAGAACTAAAAAGAGCCGCCATAGCATTAGATGCAAGGGATAGTCCGAGTGCTGTAGCAGTAGAAGATAAGGCAAGTGGTCAGTCGCTTATTCAAGAGTTACGGCGGGATACTAAAATACCAGTCTTGCCCGTCAAGGTTGACATCAATAAAGTGGCTAGGGCAAACGCAATTACCCCACTAATAGAGGCTGGGAAGGTGTTCTTGCCTGAAAACGCCCCTTGGTTATTTGACTACATAGAAGAACTTTCCGCTTTTCCGAATGCGACACATGATGACCAGGTGGATAGTACAACCCAAGCCTTGTCATTTATGAGAGGGCCCCAGGGCAAGCCGTTCATGGTGGGATAAGGAGGAATGGATGAGGGTACTTAATATTGAGGATAGATGCAAAGCAGTTTCAGCGGGTATTGAGGCATGGAAAAAGGAAATCATAAAGCGTTCAGTGGACTGCGAACCTTTTGTACATAGTGCGCTTCTCGAAGCCCAGCATCGTCAGGATATAAAGGATTTCATAGTGATGTTAGAGAGTGGGCATAGTGTAGACTATATCATGGAATGTCTCAAGCAGTTAGTGGGATAATGGAACGAATTATATTAACCAAGCCAACAGAGATGCCTTCAAGGTTCAAGGCTTCTCCGACTATGCGAGTTCGTTTTGGCGACGGCAAAGCCATAGCGATGAACCGCAAAGAGAGGCGGCGCAATCACCTGTATGGAGACCAACTCACGGTAAACCGGAGTAGGAGATAATCATGCTAGAAACTTTACGCGCTAGGCTAGCCCTGGCTGTGCTGCCGAGACAGAAGGCCGACAATAGAAACGGCCCCAGCCCATTTCAGATAATTTCTACACAGCCGGCCAATATCCCAGTATATTCAGATATGACTGTCAGGAAGTCGACGCGCGAGGGCTACAAGCTCAGCGTCTACGTCTACCGTGCCGTGAGGACTATCATCCAGGCGGCCAGCGCCGTTCCTTGGGTCGTGCTCGATGACAAAGGGGAACAAATTGAAGATCACCCACTGACCGAAGTCCTGAAGAATCCCAATCCCGTATTCTCCGGACAGGATATGATTGAGTTTCTGATTGGCCACCTTGAGCTCGTCGGCAACGCATTGTGGCAGCCGATTATAGTAGGAAACAAGGTGAAGGAAATCTGGCCTGTTATGCCCGACTTGGTACAACCTATTCCGTCAGACGTACCTGGTGAATGGCTTAAAGGCTGGCAGGTAACTGAGGCGAACGGTCGCCTGCAAATCGTAGAACCGAATCGGTTCATTCACTTTATGCAGATAGACCCGGGCAATCCCTACTGGGGAATGGGGCCTCTCCTGGCAGCGGCTCGTACCATCGATACCGATAACGAGGCGCAGGATACGCAGAAGATATCGATGCAGAACCGGGCGACTCCTGACGGAGTATTCACTCACGAGGACATACTGACGCTGGAACAGTTTGAGGAAGCCCGCCGTCAGATACGGGAGCAGTATCTAGCCAAGAATAGGCGGCGTGAGCCGTGGGTATTGGGCGCTGGTACAAAATGGAATCAGATGAGTCTTACGCCTGTCGAGATGGACTTTATAGCGAGCAGACTTGCCAATCTCAGGGGTATAGCCGCAGCCTTCGGCATCGACCCGTGGTGGCTCGGAGACAAGAGTGCCTCGACATACAACAATGTTGAGGAGGCTCGCAAGGCTCTATATGAGGTGGTTGTGCTCCCGATGCTGGACGATATAAAGGCCACGCTCAATCTCCGGATAGCCCCGATGTACGGGAATATAGTCATCGCCTATGATACCTCAAAGGTAGCGGCGCTGAGGGCAGACTACAGCAAGAAGGTAGAGCAAGCCAAGAGCCTATGGAGCATGGGCGTACCATTCGACAAGATAAACTCAAGGCTAGAGATGGGCTTTGAGGAGTTCCCTGGCTGGGATGTTGGATATTTGCCATTCACCCTGGCGCCTGCTGGGACGAGCGGACCCATTGCTCCAGCAGTTGAGGGAGCCGCGGCGGGGGAGCCGATAGAATCGAAGACCTTAACGCCCCGGGACTGGGAAGAGGCGTATAGTGATGACCCGCCACATTGGGCGGTGGATTTAACCCCGTCGTTATTTGCTCAGGAATTTGCCCAGGAGATGGCAGACCGCAAACTAAAGTCAGTGCTGGAGATAGGTTGCGGCAATGGTCGAGACTCTATCTTCTTTGCTAGGGCCGGCTTCAAGGTGACCGCCATCGATGTGGCCCCCAGTGCTATTAAGCTGGCGGAGGAAAACACCAAAGAGGCTGAGGTCACTATAGACTTCCAGGTGGCCAATGCCGAGAAGTTACCGTTTAAGGACGGCGAGTTTGACGCCATGTTTTCCCTGTCAGTGCTGCATGCCACAAAGCTATCGAAGTCTTTACCCGAAGTCAACCGGGTACTGGCTGATAACGGCCTTGCCTTTGTTTATATATACGGCGATACTGAGTTCGCCAACGGCCAGCGAGAGGAAGTAATCACCGCCGACAAATACCTTGAGTTGGTTAAAGCCTTGAATTTTATCGTGTTGGACTTCTACTCTGAGCAGGAGACGCAATTCGACGAATTTGGCGAAAAGCACTTGATACTTGTTTCATTGCTGCAGAAGGCAGGAGAACCGAAATGAGTTGCACATGGGAAAAGAAAAACGGGCGCTGGGTTTGTCAGGCAAAGGAATGCACACATTGGAGAGAAGATGGTTGTGAACTTGGCAAGGTATCTCTGTCCTGTGATAATTCAGATTGCAAATGGCATATTGAAATATCTAACCGCTGTATGTGCATGGATGTTCACCTTGATGCCGATGGTAAGTGCTTAGGAGTTAAGTCGTGAATCTTAAAAAAGGCACCTCGAATTATAAAAGGTATATGACTAAATGCTTATCCACCAAGTCTATCAACCTCTCAACTGATGAGCAAAAGACAGCTCACTGGAAGCGGATAGACCGCAGACGTGTAGGCTGGTGGGGAGTGGTGAACAAGAAAGTATTACCGCTCTATGATGCCGAAGCCAAGGCCGTTGAAAAGGCTATCAAAGGCAAGACACCAGAGCAGCTAGTTGATGCAGCCGAAAAGGCTATCAATGCTGGCAGACCTGAATGGGAGAAGATGCTGACCGCTATTTCGATGAGTATCATAGAAGACTTCGGTAATGAAACGGCAGAGGATTTACAATAAACCACTTGACAATAAGGGCTGGTTGTTGTAATATAGAAGTATGGAAAGGATAGATTTACAACAGTTAGCCGAAGAAATCAGGCACATGAAGCGCCATCAGCCCTTTTATAGGTTGCTTAAAGCGGAACTAGAGCAGCTTGGTTATTGGAAGAATAGGCAACGAGGAGACCCTGCCAAAGGTTATAAAGAGAGGGGTAAAAATGCCTGAGATTGGAGAGATTAAACGAGGCAGGGAAATTGGTTATAAAAGCGGGGATAAACATATCTGGATTGCCTGCCAAGAATGCGGGAAACAGCGGTGGGTAGTATTTAGAGAGGGATATCCGCAAGCCACTATATGCCGGAGTTGTTCAGCTAAAAGACCTGAACGCTTGGCCAAAGTATCACAAAAATTAAAGGGAAGATTTACAGGGATAAAGGCAAGTGGTTGGAAGGGTGGCCGGTACATAGATGATGGTTATATTTTCGTTAGGATTTATCCCGATGACTTCTTTTACCCGATGGCTCATAAGAATGGTTATGTTCTTGAGCACCGCCTAGTGGTAGCGAAAGCAATAGGCCGGTGTCTCCATCGCTGGGAGATTGTTCACCACCTGCACGACAAATATCCTGCGGGAAGTATTGATGACAAGCAGGATAATAGATACCCTGAAAACCTTCAGCTTGTTCAAGAAATGCAACACAGGCAGATTACCAATCTAGAAAATAGAATCAAATATCTTGAGGAGCGAGTTACGCTATTAGAAGCTGAGAACGTAGTATTAAAGGCAGAGCAAATGACCATTTAATCATATCTGCCGAGCGTAAAATGGAACTAGAGCCGTTCAGAAATGGACGGCTTTTGCATTGAGGAGATATTTTAATGGTAGAAAAGAAATTCGTGTTCGACCCGATGAGCGCAGCTATACGAGCTTGGATAGCAAAGAACGGCGCTGCTTCTATTAAAACTATCCTGGCTACTAATCTTGAAGATGTAAAAGGTGTTATCCTGGCCGGTGTGGATGAGAACCTGACTACCGTGCAGATAGGCCGGAACCTGCGGCAATTCTACACAGATAGGAGTCCCTTCAAAAGTATGCGTGTTGCTCGAACTGAGACGAGCCATGCTGCGGGATTTTCGCAAAGGGAAGCTGCCAGGCAGTCGGGCGTAGTTAAGACGAAGCAATGGATTTCAAGCCGGGACGATAGAGTTCGGGATGAGCATCTGGCTATGGATAGCGACTCTCATTATGAAGCAGTGCCATTTAATGAACCCTATCCGAATGGCGATATGTACCCTGGAGAGAATTCTATTATGTGCCGATGCGCTGAATCGTACGGGACCAGATAATGGAACGATTGGTAGACTATAAATATTCCGAGTTGATATCAGCTGGATTCGACAGGCTACCTCCGGGAATAGCTAATCGATTGCGATATACTCACTTCTTCACGGGTACTGACCCAGTCTATGCGGGCCTGTTTGATTATGATAAAACTGACGACGGCAGATCATATCATAATGAATGGTGTGTAGCTTATCCTTATCACCTAACTAAGTTACCCAAGAGGCTTAGGCAGACGACAGTCATAATGCCGGAATTTGATAAAAGATATCCTGTGATGCTATTACCCATGCTAATAGTCCATGAGCTTGCCCATGTGCTTGATGGGATACTGGGGTTTGACTATATGGCTGAACCAGTGACGCAGTATGCCGAGACAGACCGGATGGAAGCCTTCGCTGACGCATTTGTACTCTGGCAAAATCCAGGGTATAGGCAGTATTATGATTTAATTCGTACGGTAGATGATAGAACATCGAGCCTCTTCAGAGAATTAGAAGAACTGTGGAAAGTAAATATTCAGTAAAGTGCATAGAGTGTGGCCAGAAATGTACTAGTTTTACTGCATACCTTCACATGATTAAAACAGGTCACAATAGATGGACATTATTGTTACCCAGAAAACAGGGAGGTTAAATCATGTTAGAGCGCAAGACAGTCAACTTTAAGGTCGATAAAATCGATGAGGAGGAGGGAACCTTCACCGGGTATGCTTCAACCTTCAGTGACGTGCCGGATAGCTATGGCGACATAGTTGACCCCGGGGCGTTCAAGAAGACCCTGAAAGCGCAGAAGGGGCAGATAGTAAGCCTTTTCAACCACAGCATTATGGAGCCTATAGGCAAACCCACGGAGATGGCAGAGGATGAGAAGGGGCTGCTAATAAAAGCAAAACTGACCCTCGGTGTCCAGCGGGCAAGGGAAGTTCTCAGCCTGATGAAAGATGGTGTCATTACCCAGATGTCTATCGGCTATGAAACCATGAAGGAAGTATATACAGATGGCATAAGACACCTGAAGGAGGTCAAACTTTACGACGTTTCGCCTGTGGTTTTCGCTGCCAATCCCGAAGCTAGGATTGTCGGTGTCAAGTCTAAACAACCAAAAGAGTTTAAGAGTCTTGAAGACTTTTATGAATCTACTGAGGTATGGGAATATGATACTGTTTGAGAAGGGTCTCAAGTTGGGCGATTCTAGTAATCATATCTGTCAAAACATGGTTTTGCTGAGTAGTAACAAGTTCAAGGTTTGCTGGAATATTATTAGTTCTATTGCCATCTTTGTGATGAATATGCTCCCAGCGTTTAAGTGGGCGACCCAACATTTGACTCATTACAAAGCGATGTTCATATACTTCACTCCGGCAATCTGCCATAGGACTATCGGGCTTCCAAAGTCTAATATAACCATGAGAGGTATGTCTTATGTGCGGTATTTTAATTCGGCCCTTTTGTTCCCAAGGAAACTTTCTGACACAATGATTACAACAGCCCGTAAAAACTTTATGTTCATTTCTTTTATCAAACTGATGGACTGCAACCCATCTATCCTGTCCACAACTACCACAAGTTACAAGAATGGCAAGCCTATTTTCTCTACCTCCCATAATTTGGTGGCAAATTGTATCCCAATGGAGAACAGAACCAGTTATTTTGATAACTTCATCGCCAAACGGTCTTTGTTTTCTCGGTTGTGCCATTTTATTTCACCCCTTGATATTATTATACCATACTTTAAAGAACAATGCAATAGGAGGTTGTACAATGCCATATCCGCAAGAACATAGTTGTAGAATTTCCCCTCCTGAAAATTACGAGAAATTCAGGAGGGGTAAACGTAAACACGAAGGTAAAGAATATAGTGTTATTTACGGTAAGCTGAAGGATGAGAATAAGTGGGAAGACCAAGCCTTCCGCTACGACAAAGAGGTGTGGGAGGCAGACGACGCCAAAACTCACTGCAAAGACCACGATGGTACATTTGAAGCTGCTACTGATACTGAAAAGACTCTTGTCTTTGCCAACCAAGCTAAGATGGCGCTTGCTGCCATCGAAACGGCGCTTGCTGCCGTTAAGGACTTGGTTACCCGTATTGAGGCGCTTGCTGCCTTGAGGCGGAAGGAAGGCAGGGTATTCTCTAATACCAACCGTAGATTGCTTGCTGATTTACGGGAGGAAATTCTAAAGGTGGCTAAAGTTATAGATGAGCTACTTGAGGCCACAAAGCCGGAGGATGGGAACGAAGATGGGGAGAAGATGACATCGCTCGCCTTAATTGTTTCTGGACTCAAGGCCGAGAACGAAGGTTTCGATATTAAACAGGCCGAGGGCCGCATCGAAGCCAAACTTGAGCAACTGAGAAAATAAAAACAAGCGAGGTAAACTAACATGGACCCTGAAGAGTTCAAGAAATTAACTGATATGATCCAAAGCGCAGTTAATGAACTGCACAAAGCCACGGAGCGCCAGGACGCCGAGATTACGAAGTTCGGCGGAGTCACCGGAGAGACCAAGTCGTCTGTGGACAAGATTCAAGCCGATTTGACCGGGCTTCTTGGCCAGAAGGCTGACCACGATAAAAAGCTAGAAGAGATGGAGGTCAAACTCCAGCGCCAGACGATACCGGGAGCAGCACCTATTACCAGCCCGGCAGATGAGACCAAAGCAGCGCACAAGGCCGCCTTCTACAAATTCATCAGAGGCGGCATGTCGGCAATGGCTCCTGATGAGCGGAAGGCTCTGGTGGAAGATGCCACTGGTCAGATACTGGTTGAGCCCGAGCTGGACATGGATATTATCCGGGAGCTACCAAAGATTACTGCCGTCCGGCCACTAGCTACGGTAAGGACTATCGGCAAAGACCGCCTGAAGATGCGCAGCATTGGTGGCGTGACCGTCGGCTGGGGTAAACTGGAAACAGGAACCGCCCCGACCGAATCCACGCCCACTGTAGCCGCGGCTACCTACCAGTACGTTGAAGACCTCATGGGTCTTGTCAAGATTGGTGTGGACGAGCTGATGGATGCTGACTTCAACCTCGAAGGTATTCTGGCAGAGGAATTTGCCAGGGCGCTGGGCGAGGAAGAGGATAAGCAGTTCATACTCGGCGATGGCCATGCCAGCCAAGAGCCAGAGGGCATTACCATTAATGCCACTCTCATCGGAAATACCGTAACCACAACCGCTGCAGGGGCTGTCACCGTAGAGAAGTTCATGGAGATGCTCTACCAATGCCCGACTCAGTACCGGAGAAACGGGACATTCATGGTGAACTCTACTGTCGAGCTTGCCATGAGGCAGCTTAGAGGGCTAACCGGCGCGACCTACGAGGGGCCATTCCTGTGGCAGCCAAGCGTTATAGCCGGTACGCCCAACACCTTCCTGGGCCATCCCATCGTCAATCAGGACGACATGCTGGACCTTACCGCCGTTAGTGCGGTCATCGCTATCTTCGGCGACTTCAAAATGGGTTATCGCATCGTCGATAGAATGGGCATGACCATCCAGAGAATCACCGAGCTGTACGCCGAAGCCGGCCAAGTCGGCTTCTTGATCACCAGGAGAGTCACCGGTGGAGTCCTGCGTGCAAGCCAGCAACCACTGGTACTGTTAACCGAGCTTTAGGCCTCTTAGACCGCCTGGCAGCGGTTAAGCACACCTGATGAGGTGAAGCGAATAAGTAACAAGGTAATATGAAGGAGGACGGAACATGGAAAATAAATTAAGGGGTGCGTGTTTAGGGGCAACTTACTGACCCACCCCTAAA